TTAGATGTAAAAGATACTGTATAACTATTAGCATCAGGCACACTGACAACTTGCATCTCTGTTGCGTTTGGTGTTATACCTCCTACAGCAGAACTACTAGAGAACGTAACAAAATTACCTACAGACAATCCATGAGCAGTGTGTGATACTGTTATTGTTGCACTACCACTTGTAACCGTAAAAGGATTAGCACCTAATGAATGTGTCTTACCTGTAGCTTTAAATGTTACTGACCCACCTCCACCTGCACCATCTCCATTTGCAGCAGAAGTAAAAACTACAGTGTAGCTATTGGCATCTACAACAGAGGCTATTGCCATTTCTACATCGTTTGGTGTTACATTATTAACAGCAGACGATCCTGAAAATATAACCTTATCACCTACCGCAAGGCCATGTCCAGTATGAGCAACTGTAATCGTAGCACTTCCGTTGCTAGTTGTAAAAGGGTTAGTTCCCAGTGAACCAGTGAAGTCATTTGCATTACGTCTAACTGCATAAGGAATACTATTTAATATCCAAATTCCAAGTACCTGACCTAATCCTGCAACTGTGCCATAGGTAGTATCATAATCTTTATAACCGTTTATTCTTCTGTATCCACCAAACTGAGAGATTTCCATATTTAACATACGAATGGCAGCACCAGGATTTTGAGTTGCCAATGTAAGAGCTTCCTCGTTAGTAAACAGTCCACCTCTTGATAGAACTGTTACATCTTTTAAGGCATCCACCATTATATATTACCATGTGGTACGTTTATTAATCTGCTAACTCTAGTGTCTCTAACGTCTGTAAATCTGTTAATTAGTATTGTACGCATTCTATCTACGCCATCTTCAAATCTTTGTCTAGCTATGGCAGATTGTTGAGCATTATCTCTAAACATATAACAGTGATATAATGCACCATCTATTACTACGTGTTTGAATGGATCAGGTACAGACATAGTATCTGTGGAGTTAGTCATGTCAGATGCAAATGCAAAGTAACTAAAGCTTACGCCATACGTAGCATCTGGTCTAGGAGTGAAACCAGCTTTATTATCTAATGTTCTATAAACATAAATAGGCTGATCAAAATCACTTGTAGTTGCTTCAGCATCTCTTTCATAAAATCTTCTTATAAATGTATCGTAGTCGATAAGTTTTAAATTACGTGCAGAGTGATTATTATCTGAGTCAAAATTTATTCTAAACGAATCCCAATCTGCTATCTTGTAATCAGCAGGTAAAGAATATTCTTGTTGACCTATAACGAGTGTTAAAGAACCAGCAGTAAAATTAAATGGAAATTCAAATTCTTTTTGTGATATCTCTTGGATTGATGAATTTATTGCGTCTTTTACTTGAGCGCGGAAACCTGTTGCTGTAGCAAAATCAGTCGAGGTTAACTCGACTTCGTTTAATCTACGTAAGGTATCATTAACTAATGTAAGAAAAGTAGTAGCCATATCATATCCAAAAACAAGATAAAGGGGTAGCCCAAGCTAATGAACTACCCCAAAATCAATTAGGCTAGGGTATCCCTAGCAGCAGCTACAGGTTCTGCACCCTGTTCATTGAGATCAATAACAGTAGCATAAACCCTAATTCTGCCAGTAGTAGGTGCTGCACCAGCAAGTAAAACATCAATCGTATCAGTTGTTGTAACAAACTGTGTATACGTTGAAGCGGCTGAACCAACAACAGTGTTAGTTTGACCGTTAGAACCTGCTGCACAGAAACCTGTCGAGGTTACATCTGCACCATCAACGATATCATCACCTGCTGCAAAGTCAATATCAGCAGTTACAGAAGTATTGAATGCTTTCATAACTTCTGCACCAGCGTTAAGTACGAGTACTCCTGCTGGTACTTCTAGAAGTTGAAAGATATCTCCGTCTGCACCTGAGTATCCTTTTGCAACCATGTCATCAATATCAAGAGTAGCTTCAATGTTATACATTACGTGGCTATCTTTTTTAGATGGTAAAGCAGCAATCGAGTCAGCCCCTACACCTACGGTATCGGCATCAGTCATATCATATGTAGCCATGATCTATCCTCCTTAACCTGCGATGTTATAAATGGCGCGAACAAGAGCTTCTGGGCGAAGGATCTTACGTCCGTATAAATGCATACCACGAACAATATCAGCAAAGCTGTCGTTGTCACGATATGTCTCTACCTTCTCTACTTGAGAAGCTGTAGCAACAGCAGAGTCGTGTCCTGCAACAATAACACCAAAGTTAGAACTTGAACCGTTAGTGTCGATGGTTGATGAACCTGTTCCTGCGGAAGGAAGGTTGTTGGACATATAAACTCTAAAGCCTCTGACCATACCAGAGATAATGCGTCCATTCCTTAGAATGTCACCAGCATTTTGTCCACCAGCAAAGTCATTGTTTAGAAGCTTACTGTTTTCGTCGTTTAGCTGTTCAGCAAAAACAGGATCGATAACGACCCAACGACCATCACGGTCTACATTTTGCTGGTCTAGTAAACGAGCCATACGGTTTAGAACCTCTAATGGGGTTGCTTCACCAGTAGATCCATCTGGATGCGTAGCAATCGAATCAGATGCAGAACCACCTGAGACAAAGCTTGCACGAGAGATCTTCATGGAAGATAGTAAACCGTCTGCTGCAACAGATACTGGATCAGTACCTGATTTATCAGCAGCCACTCTAGCTGCACTTGCATTTGCGTGTAAGGCAGCTTGTTTGAAACCAGATAAGTAACCTAGTACTTCTTGGTCAAACTGGTCTTTTAGACGATATCCTGCACGATCACTTGCCATTGATTCAAAGTTTACGTGAGAGTGTGCTTCTTCAATGTCATCGATTTTGAAAGCAAAGTAGTTAGCTTTATCGACAACAAGGGTGAAGTCCTCATCGTCTAAGTCTTGTGGAGTTACTTGCGTACCCCTTGCATATTCTTGAACCGTGATTTCTGGTTCTTTGATAATACGCACTGTATCACCAAAATTTGCGATCTCACCAAAGTAATCACTGTTGGTAATATCTTCAATCACGCTAGTCTTACGGAAAGCCGATTGTACCTTCTTACTGTAAATAACAGGAGAGAAGTTACCGTTAGGCAGGTTTCCGTAACCAGCAGCAGTCTTAAAAGCCATTGGTTATCTCCTTTCGGCTATTATCGAAACGAGCCAACTATTGACAATTCAAGGCTACATCTTTAGGGTGTAGGATAAACCTGGCCTAACGAGTGTAGGTAGTTGAAACTTCTTCAGTTAGCATAAACAGGAAGGTAGTCTTATTTCTAAGAGGCTTCCGAACACTAGCAAATACCTATGCTAGTTTTAGTAATATACAAAGTATATCATATTTTAATTAATTTGTCAAGACTTTTTTTATCTTGCACCACCACTAATATCATAAACAAAAGTGCCGTTTGCTATAGATTCTGAAATAGCATCTTCATGCTTTTCCCAATCCTTACTACTAAGATTTTTTACCCTAGACTCTGACCATACATTACGATCTTGTGTCTTTGGTTCTTCTGCTCTAGAAGATTTCTTTACAGACTTAGCAGCTTCTTTAGTTTCTGATTTAGTAGCTGGTTTGTTTGTTTCTAGTTTATATAAATCAATCGCTTTAGCAGCAGCTAAATGATCAGTGTCATTCTCATACAAAGCAGACTGTATCCACTTTGGTTGTGCTGCTACCCACTCATGGAAGTCTTCACTAACACGTAGCTCTTGAAAGTCTGGATGAAGTTTAGAAAGTTCTGTCTCAGCTTTTTCTATCTGAACTTTAGTCTGCATTTCATCTACATACTTTAACTTTTCTTCTACATCCTTTCTAGCTTCTATGGCTTTCTTTGTAGCGATTGTTTCTACTATCTTGGCAACGTCTGGATATTTCTCAGCCCATTGCTCTAGTTCTTCATCTGTTTTAGGTAGCTTAACTTGTTTTCTTGTAAGTCCTTCTACCTGTTCTTTTAGACTACGTATTTCAGAATCATGTGTTTCCTGTATCTTTTGTACGTGTCTACGTAAATCTCCATATCTCTTTTTAAATGTTTTTTCTTCAGGATCAAGTTCAGCTTCTGCTTTTGCTTCTTCTTCAGCCTCTACTTCCTCCTCTTCTACTTTATTTCTTTCTGCTTCTAGTTCCTCAATCTCTTTATCTTCTTCTTCTATGCTTTTCTTTTTGTAACGTATTGGTTGTGTTTTTACTTCTTGTACTACTTGCATTTTATTTCACTTTCTTTTCGGGGGCATCTAGTAGCTTTTCACCATGAAAAGGGTAGAAGGTAGCCCTAACATATAGATTACGTAACGTAACCCACTCCTTCGACATATTGGCCTTCACCCATTATTCCTGACCTTGGGCCTTTAAGTCTTTTTGATCTTTGTTCAAAAGAATCATAAAAAGTTTCTCCTTGTCTTCCTCCAGATAAAACACTAATACCTTGATTAACTATGCCAGTTTCTGCTGGTGCATCTAAATCAAACTTATCTAAAAACTCTATTTGCTCTCTTTCTTTTTTATCTAGAGTTCCAGCTTCCTTACCAGATCTAAGTCTTTCTAATTCATTATCCGTAATATCTAATACAGTATTAAGTTGAGTAGGTTGCTCAAAATTATCTGGATCTAAACTTTCTCCAAAGTAATCTATCTCATTAAAAAATACTTTTTTAAATACATCTCTGTTTGTAGCTCCCTCTGGTATGTCAGAAGCTTTTAATCCTTGTTTTAATATTCTACGTTTGTCTGATAATGCATCTAAACCTTTTTTTAGTCGTTCATTTTGTTTTATACTAATTGCTCCTCCAAGATATTCGCTGCCTTTGTTATAATCATCCATTACAAACGCATAGTCTTCACTATCAACTCCTGCCAAATCTAGTAACTGTCTTACTTCTTTGTCATTATTATAAGCATTTGATCCTTGTCCACCTCCTGCACTAGGATCATAAACATATGAAGATCGTTTTTTTCTTTTTTGTAACTCTGAACCTTTTAATACAGGATTATCTTTATAAATATAGTTTTCACTTCTGAAATTACCATAATCCTCTGGCAAATCAGGTGTATCTCTAAGCGGATCTCCTAGTACATCTGCTCTTATCTCTTCGTATGTTTTAGGTTTCTCCATTGCTGCTAGTTGATCACCTAACTGCATATCACCTGCTACAGTTCCTACACCAGCTATGTTGTAATCTACAGCACCACCAGTATTAAACCTTGCCATTAGACCGCCTTTATTTCCTTCTACACCTCCACCCGAATCATTATCTGATGTTTCATTTCCAGTATCAGTTGCTTCTGCTTCAGCAACACCTGTTTCTGCTGGATCACTCATTTGTGCTTGACTCCCTGTTTCTGGACCAGCATCATCATCATCACCACTTGTTTCTCTACCAAAACGATCTACTTCAAAAGAATATATATCTCGTAAAGACTGACCAATTACGTCAAAACTAGATGCTGTTCCTCCTACATCAGGATCAGCAGGATCTGCTCCTTCTGGACCTTCATTTTGATTTATAAAATCATCTATTGCACCTTTATCTACAGTAAGACTACCTTTAGGTGTTTTAATTTTTAAAAACCCTACTTCAGGATCAAATACAGTTTTAAACCCTGTTGGACTACGTTGAGCAGCAATACCTGATCTAATGTCTAACATATCATCATCTAGTGTTCTGTCTATGTCTATGTCTCTATTTATCTGACCACCCTCTGCCATTTCTGGTGGACACATCATACCTTGAGGTTTAGCTGCGATAATTAAAGTTTCTGTTACTTCACCTTCAGGTTGTATAAACTTCATCTCATCATCATCGTTTTCAGGCTTACCATTCTCATCAACATTCTGGATCATACCTAGATCCTCCATCTGTTGTATCTCATGTAATACTTTCTGATGCATATCCATAATACGCTCTAGTCCTAGATACCTAACTACATTAGCAGGTAACACGTATTCACCTTCTGACAACATTGCAGGTATATCATCTGCTACTTCTTCAGGTTTAGCTAGAGGTGGTGGATCTCCCTCATCTTCATCCTCATCATCATTATCTTTACCATCAAAGTCTGCTTCTACAGCACCACCCTTCTTTAGGTTTAAATCATCTACTTCAAACCCTTCATCATATGTAACATCACCTAAACTTTTAAAGAAGGTAGTAAATATGTCATCACCTGATGGTGTATCATCCATGTCTGTTGCTGATACTTGCGTGTCATCTGCAATCATAGTATCATCTCTAGATTCCATTTCGATACCTGGAATATACTCATCATCTTCAAATCCTGTAGTAGTGTCTGGTTTTTCTCCAGCAACCCTTGTACCTTCTTTCGTAGCTTTCTTCATTTTTTCTACTTGTTCTTTTTCTTCTTTTGCTGTACGGATACGTTTACTTCCTGGTGCATCACGAAGATCTCCAAAATCTAAATCAGACATTTGTTGATCTAATGATGATCGTGCGCTAGAGGGTGGTGGTACATTAAATTTAGTAGTTGTTGTGCCATCTTCATTAGTAGTTTCTGTAACATCTAAAGGTCTTCTCTCTTTGTCATCAGCTAGATATTCCATATCCTCTTGATCCATTCTAGCTTCTATATCACTTAACTTACGATTGTTTAAGGCTCTAATTCTCTCTTCTTCATCAGTAAGCGTAGGCATTGCTTCTTTCATTTGATTATCTATCTCAGCACCCTCTGCATCAGACATAAATAAACCTTTTACAAAATCTATTATGCTCCTAGACTTTTCTTGAGTTGGTTTTTCTGTGGGTATAGGAGTATTTCTATCTATTTCTAGTTCAACTAATTTTCTACCTTTGTTACCTGCTGTATTAAATTTATGTCCTTTATATTTAACAACATTAACGTTTTGACTTTTATCTAATTTTGCACCTGATCCCCTAAAACCTGTTGAGTTAAGTAAAGATAAAATATCGTTATTAGATATATTATCTATTTCTTCTTTAATTTTATTTTCTAATAATCTTTTGTCTCCAGCTAATTCTATAGCTTCAATTACTTTTTGTTTTTCTGTTTCATTTAAAGGATTTAAAACTTTTTTATTTCCTGTAACTGGTTCAAATTGATTTCTCCCTGTTAAAATTCCTTTAATAGTTTTATCATTAGCTTGATAAAGGCTTAATCTAGCACCTTGATCTAATATATCTTTTCTATTAAAAATAGAATTTGCAACTAATGCCATTCCTAATAAACCTTCTCCACCAGCCTCATTCCAAACTGTTCTGTATAGTAATTCTTTTTCAGAAAGATTATTAATTAAATTTATAGATGTTTTAGGATTAATTTTTGGTGTGGGTATTTTAGATTTACGAGCCATGTTATGTTCCTTTAGCTGCGGTCTGTATTTCTAATCGCATATTTTCCATACGTCTTAGTATATGCAGTTGTCCTTGCGCTCTGTATATTTCTACTTCATCGTCACTCTGTTCTAGTATACGATAAGCACTTTCTTTTTTATTATCTAAGTATAACGTAAACAATTCATCAAAATCTGGTTGATTAACTAGAGGTAATAAATCTCTAGCCACTCTTTGATCAAGCATTACCTGCACCACCTTGTTGTAACATTGCCATTAACTCAGGAGGAATCTGTTGTCCTCCTCCTTGTTGAGCCTGTTGTTGTTGCTGTTGTGTACCTGCGTTAGGTCCACCACCTGTAGCAAATCCTTGTTCTCCTGGTGCTGGTGCTTGACCTGTACCTATAGTACCACCTCCTGC